CGATCTCAATGCTACAATCAAACAGTGCGATAACCAGCTGGCCGTCCTCATCGATTCCGAGAAGGCACTCGGATCGACGGCCGACAACGGCAACGGCAACGGCAACGCCGCCAACGGCAAGAGCGGCAGCCGCGCCCTGGCGCTGACCGATCATCGCGGCAACAGCAGCAGCGCTCCAGCCAATGCGGCGGTGCTCAAGCGTGCGGATGGCGAGATCGACAGCCTCGGCTATCTCGTGCGCTCGGCGGTCGTCGGCTATCTCGCCAAGACCACCGGACGTCCGCCGGACGAAGTGCGGCAGCGCTACTACGGTGATGATGAGCCGACCCGTGGAATCTGTGAGATCATCCTGCGCGCACCATCGGCGCCCGCCATGACGACTGTTACGGGCTGGGCCCAGGAGCTTGTTCAGCAGATTTACACGGACTTCATGCAATTGCTTTATGCCAAAGCAATCATGCGGCGGCTTGCTGGCATGGGTCTCGCGCTGAACTTCGGGCAGGCCGGGCGCATCATCATTCCGACCCGCTCGAGGACACCAACAATTGCCGGTTCGTTTGTTGGTGAAGGAATGGCGATTCCCGTCAGGCAGGGACAATTCGCCTCGCAGACGCTCGTACCTAAGAAGGTAGCCGTGATCAGCGTCTGGACTCGTGAGATGAACGATCACTCGATTCCTGCGATCGAGGGCCTGATCCGCGAGGCCGTGCAGATCGACACCTCGGTGGCGATCGACACCGTTCTGATTGATGCCAATCCAGCGACCGTGATCCGGCCGGCTGGATTGCTCAATGGCGTAGCCTCGCTTACGCCGACCGCCGGTGGCGGTCTTAACGCGCTGATTGGTGACATCAAGCTGGTCATCCAGGCGCTGGTCAGCGGCACCTTCGGGAATATTCGCTCCCCGGCGTGGCTGATGAATCCAGGCGATATGCTCGCCGCATCGCTGGCAAGCGCTGCGAATACCGGCATTTTCCCGTTCCGCGACGAGATCAAGAACGGGACGCTCAACAACATTCCGATCATCGACTCGGTGACGGTCGCGCCGCATCAAATGATACTTGTTGATGCCGCAGATTTTGTTGTTGTAGGTGGAGAAGCACCTCGTCTGGAGCTGAGTGATCAAGCAACTTTGCACATGGAAGATACAAATCCGCTGGATTTGGTTGGTCCCGGATCGCCAGGTGTTGTTGCTGCTCCGCAGCGTTCGCTCTTCCAAACTGACAGCATCGCCCTAAGGATGGTCATGCCTCTCAATTGGGTTCAACGTCGCGCTGGCACGATCGCTTGGACGACAGCTACGACCTGGTCGTAAGCCGGGCTAATCAAATCTCCCGTGGCGGAATTGGTAGACGCGCGGAGCCTTCTGGGCGTTCGAGGGTCTCCAGCAGGAGCCGTTTCTTTCGAGGTTCGAGTCCTCGCGGGAGAGCCACATGACCTGCATCTTGTGCCGTAAAGCCAAGATCGCCGTGGCGTGGGTCCGGCGACGGTTGCCGCGACCCAGACTGGCAAGCAAGCCTCCTATCAAGCAACAACCAACGAAGGGAAAACGGCAATGACAGACCAGAAGCAATCTCCAGAGAATGAGGCGGCGACCAAGCAGCTCGCCGAAGATCAGAAGGCGACCGCGAAATCCAAGCAGGACTTCGTCGAGCGCACCAAAGGCAAGCCCACGCCGACGCAAGAGGAAAACGATCTGGCTGCGCTCGGCGCGCATTTCCATGAGCATGAGGCGGACGGGAGCGATCCGGACCCTTTTGCCGCGCCGGTTGATAAGCAGCTCGAGGGCAAGAAGCCAGAGGGCGGCAACTATCAAACGCGTCAGGCAACGCCTCGGCACACGCCGGCGCATTCTTCGAGCTGATACGTGAATGGGTGCCCTCGATCTCGTCGCACGCTCGCTGCGAACCGTGCTGCGCGCGGTCGAGGGCGCATCTCGCCCAGGCCCCTATTCGCTCCCCTACAGTGGCGGCTGGCTGCCGGCCGGGAGCGACACCAATTGGTGGCAGCAGGGCAACAACATCCAGCCGTGGTCGACCAGCTCTGCCGTGGTCGAAGCTTGCATCTCGGCCTACGCTCAGACGATTGCGATGTGTCCAGGAGCGCACTGGCGGCTTAAGCACAACGGCGGCCGCGAGCGTGTGCAGAATTCAGCGCTCTCGCGCGTCCTGAAGCACCCGAACGACTATCAATCAAGCAGCGACTTCCTGCTCAACGCAACGCGCCAACTCTACATGGAAGGCAACGCCTATGCGCTGGCGCGGCGCAACGACCGCTACGAGATCGATGAACTACATCTGATGGATTCCTGGCTGTCACGACCGCAGCTCGCCGTCGATGGCAGCATCTGGTATCGGCTCTACGGCAACCAGATCATCGAACGCAGGATGAACGGCGAGGCGCTGATCGTTCCGCAACGCGATGTGCTGCATGTGCGGCTGCACGCCGATCGCACCCGACGCTATCCGTTCCCGCTCTGGGGACAGTCGCCGCTGCTGGCCGCACTCAACGACGTCGCCGTCAGCGGAGCGATCAGCCAGCAACAACTTAATTTCTACCTTAATCAGGCTCGGCCTAGCGCGGTCCTACAAACCGATCTTGTTCTGGACAAAGACCAAGTACAGGCGCTGCGCGACCGCTGGAACGAGCAATCAAAAGGGCTCAGCGCCGGCAGCACACCAATTCTCACCGCCGGGCTCAAGGTTAATCCCTGGTCGGTTCACGGCAAGGACACGCAGATCGCCGAAGTCCTCAAGATTTCCGAGGAGCATATCGCGCTCGCGTTCCGCGTCCCGATGCAGATACTCGGCCTGGGCGGAACAACATTCGGTTCGACCGAAGCCTTGATGCAGTTTTGGATCGCGACCGGGCTCGGCTTTGCGTTGAACCACATCGAAGAAGCCTACGGAATTCTATTCGCTCTCAAGGGCCAGCCCGACGAGTACGCGGAGTTCGATACCGCGGTTTTGCTGCGCTCGGCGCAGAAAGAGCGCATCGAGTCGCTGGCACGCGGAGTCCAGGGCGGGATTTTTGCTCCGAACGAGGCCCGCGCTCAGGAGGGTCTGCCCAAAGTCGCTTTCGGGGACGAGCCGCGTCTCCAGGCGCAGGTGGTCCCATTATCGGCCGCCGGCAACATTCCAGCCGGGCCGAGCGCGACCGCAGCGCCGCCGTCGCCAGCTGCACCGCAGAAGCCAGGCGCCGTCGAACCGCCGAAGCCCGACGCGCCGAAACCGACACCGGCTCCCGCGAAGGATTATAGCGATGACGTCAAACGGGAAGCACGACGACTCTTTGCCAGCACCTCAAGAGCACGCCGGCATTTTAATTGATGCCTGGCGCGAAGCGCTCGGCGAGGTTCTCGAGCAGCAAAGGGCTAAGTGGGATCGCGACCACGAGCTGGTCCAGGCCCACTCGCGCATGGTGATCGCGGAGCTGCGCGCCGAGATCATGACGCTGCGCGGCGAGCTGCGGGAGATTGTTGATGCACGTTTGGCATTACTGCGCGATGGAATGGACGGCCTCGACGGCAAGGACGGCAAGGACGGCATCGCCGGTCCGCCCGGCGCCGTCGGCGAGCGCGGCCTCGCAGGTGCGCCCGGCGCGCGCGGCGAACGCGGGCCAGTCGGTGATCAGGGTGAGGTCGGGCCCGCCGGTGAGCAGGGCGAGGCCGGCCCGATAGGCGCGCCCGGTGCGCCTGGTGCGCCAGGCGTGCAGGGCGACGGCGGTCCAGCTGGCGAGTGCGGCCCAGCTGGGCCGCCTGGCGCGCCAGGGGAGCGCGGCGACACCGGGCTGCAGGGTGAGGTCGGCCCTGCAGGCGCCGACGGCGCACCAGGAGAGCGCGGCGAGACCGGCCCAGCTGGACCGGCCGGCCCGGCCGGGGAGCGCGGCGAGCGCGGCCTCGCAGGCGCCGACGGGCCGGCAGGCGCGGACGGTGCGCCCGGCGCCGACGGGGCGCCCGGCCCTGCAGGGGCCGACGGCGCGCCAGGGGAGCGCGGAGAACGCGGATTCGCCGGCGAGCTAGGTCTGCCCGGCCGCGCCGGTGAAGTCGGGCCAGCTGGTCCGCGCGGCGAGCCAGGCGCCACCGGCACGCGCGGCGAGGCTGGCCCGATCGGCATCCGAGGCGAGGCTGGCCCGGCCGGCCGCGATGGGCTGCCCGGCGCCCGCGGCGACCGCGGGGAGAAGGGCGACCAGGGATTGATCGGTCCGGCCGGCGAGCGCGGCGCGATCGGCCCGGAAGGTCGGCTGAAGGTCACTCGGCCCTGGACGCGCGGCGTTCATTACGAAGGCACGACCGTCACCGCCGACGGCGCAACCTGGCAGGCGGTCCACGATACCGGCGACGCGCCTGGATCAAGCAAGGATTGGGTCTGCATCGCGGCTGCGGGGCGTGATGCGCGGACGCCAGCGCTCTGCGGCACCTATGACGAGACGGCGACCTATCGAGCGCTCGACATCGTCAACCTGAACGGGGGCGCCTTCATCGCGCGGCGCGATGACGCCGGACCGTGTCCGGGCGACGGCTGGCAGATGATTGCAAGGCAGGGTCAGAGGGGAATCGCCGGCCAGCGCGGCGAACGCGGCGAGCGCGGCGAGCGCGGAGCTGCAGCGACACCAGCACCAAGGCTGGCGGGTTGGAAGATCGACCGCGCCAGCTATACGGCGACGCCGTCGATGAGCGACGGCAGCGACGGACCGCCGCTCGATCTGCGGAAGTTGTTCGAGCAATTTCAGGATGAGACCAAATAGAGGTGCGCCGCCGGCACAATTCCAATGGGTTACAGCTCGAAGATGGCCGGCGGCGCTGTCAACGGCACGTTCATTTTGGGTTTCAGCGCCCTTCTGGCCGCTGACGCACCAATCCTAGCAACATCTTCTTGAGATCAATATGGCTGATCGGATCATCACCGTCCTCACGCCTGCGACCAGCTTGGACTTTGTGACGCTGGATGAGGCCAAGATGTTGTTGGGCCTTTCGCTCACCGACACGACCGATGATGCCCAACTGCAGCTGTTTATCGATATGAACAGCGCCACCGTGATGCGGATGTGCAATCGCATCTTCGCGCGCGAGCAAGTCCGCGAGGAATGGCGCGAGTTGAACGGCGGCTGCCGCCTTTTTCCCTCGCACTGGCCGATCGGGGCGACCGACATCCTATCAATCGAATCGCCGATCGGGACTGTGCTCGATCCGAGCATGTACGAACTTGAGCAGGAATCCGGCAAGGTCGAATTTATGAGCGGTGGCTTGGCCGGCGCCTGGATCGAGCCGGTCGCGATCACGTACTGGGGCGGATACAACTTGCCGGCTGAAGCGCCGCTTCCGCTCAAGCGCGTCGTCTCGATGCTCAACCTACAATCAAGATTGCTTGCATCGCTCGGGACCATCGCCGGCATCAGGATGTTAAGCCACCGCGAGGCCCGCGTGATGTTCTACGATCCTATGAAAATCCTCGAGGCGGCGCTCGGCGGGAGCACGGGCCCGATGCAATCAGCAATCATGAACATGCTGTCCCACTATATTCATTATGAAGTGTGAACCATGGGCATGAATTTTTCAGTGCTGATCTACGCGCCCAACTTCGATCAATGGGCGCGCGAGATCACCTACAATCCGGTGGTCTCGCAGCCGACCGTGGCGCCGTTTGTGGCGCGCGGTATTTGGCACCAGGACAAGCTCGAGGTCGTGCTCGAGGACGGCTCGGTCTTCATCGACCAGCAAGACAATATTGATATCCTCGAGTCCGAATTTCCGGTCAAGCCGCAGCAGCTCGATCGCATCGTCATCCCGGCCGATGGCACCGTGCCGGCGGAGGGCGAATTCGAGGTGGTCAGCGTCACCCGCAACGGCGGCGGCGAGACCAACCTGGTCTTGCGCGCGTACGTGACACCGAAGCCATGACGAACGGCGCAACCGGCGAAACGGCGACGCAGAGCTATTCTCAGGTCATTCGCGACAGCATGTTTGCGGCGCTTGTCCAGGTGCCGTTCTTTGTTGGCTTCAAAGCGCGGCGCAGCAAGCAGCTGCCGATCCAACAACCGCTGCTGCCGTATCTCGGCGTCTACATCGTCAACGAGGAAATGGGCCCCGACGGCGACATCAATGCTGGCGACATTCGCTTCACCCATTCGCTGCGCATCGGGTTTCAAGTCATCATCGAAAACAACGATCCGGTGGCGTCCGAGCTAAAGCTCGACGCGGCGTTCTGGGCGATCATGATTGGTCTGTGGAACAACAACAGCCTGACCAACATGCTCGTGACGGGGATGCCAGATAACACCCGTTTCGAGGGCGTTGAACGCGGCACGCGCCGGCATGTGTGGGGCACAATCGGCAACGGCGACACGCCCATCGGCGAGTTGGAATATTTCGCCACGCTTCGCTTTCGCACCGAATGGTTCCCGAGCGGCTTCCCCGATCTTCTGGGTATTCACGTCGAGACTGTGCCGCTGGCCGGCGATGGCACCGTGCCGCCGGCAGTCGAAGTGCAGCGCATCATCAGTCAATACGAATTCGCGCCGATGACCGCCTCTAATCTTACGACCGCGAGTCCGGTCTTAGGCACGCCGGCCATCAGCTGAAGGAGAATGGAGATGGTCGGCGGTTCCGTGCTCGATAATGGACTCAACACGATTCACAACAATGCGGACAAAATCTACGTCTGCACGCAAGACCCGATGAGCTTTGCCGACGCGACAACGACCTACGCGCTCGGGAACAATGACTTCGGCGTAGGTCTCGCCTTCGGCGCGCCGACAGCTGGAACGCCGAACGGTCGTCAGGTGGCTTCCAAGCAGATCACGGCCGGCAATGTGACCGCGAGCGGCGTTGCCGCGAAGTGGGCCGTCGTCGATAGCGTGAACTCGGTCCTGCTCGCAAACGGAACGCTCGCTGCGCCGCTGTCCGTCATAGCGGGCAACACCTTCACGCTCGCGCCATTCACAATAACTCTACCCAACCAATGAAGGAGAGCAGTCATGACCGTCCCAGCATCCCCGACTCCCGATCCGCGCGCGACGCGCAACGCAGTCAAGCAAGCGCGGCTTCAGGCAATCAAGAAAGGGAAAGAGATTCCGCGCGTGCGCGTCTTGCCTGCGAATGAGGACATCCGTCGCGTTCTGAAGCACCCGCACGCCATGGCGTTCCGATCGACTGGCTCAGTTGATTGGCCGCTGGACAAGTACACGCAACGCCGGATCGCGGACGGCTCCGTCACTGTCGAAGAAAAGAAGGAAGAAAAGAAACCGGAGCAGCAGCAACAAGAGCACCACCAAAAAGGCCACGCACCGGCGCGTGACTAGCAAATCATCCCAAACATAGGAGGCTCCCTTGCCGATTTCCTTTTCTCACATCCCCTCCGACATCAAAATCCCGCTCTATTACGTCGAGGTCGATCCATCCATGGCAGGGTTGCCGGTATTGGGTCTTCCGGCGCTGATCGTCGGCACGATGCTCCACGGCGCGATTGCCGCGACCATTACGGGCGCTACGTGGGCAACAAATCAAGCCACTTACACGACGGCGGCACCGCACGGCTTCGCCGTCGGCGCGTCCGTAACAATAAGCGGAATGAATCCCGTCGGCTTCAACGGCACTTTCACCACCGTCACCGGCACGACTGGATCGACGATTGTTGTTGCCATGGCAAGCACCCCGGGAGCCTTCGTCTCTGGTGGCACCGCCACATCAGGCGCCCAAGGTGCGACCAACATTCCAACTCCAATCGGATCGCAAGCCCAGGCCGATGCGGCTTACGGGCCGGGCAGCATGATGTCGCGAATGTTCAAAAGTTACTTCGCGAACAACTTTGGTAACATGGTCTACGGTCTCGGCGTTGCCGAGCCGACCGCCGGAACGGCTGCATTTGGCACTATCACGGTGACCGCGCCGCCGACCGATGCCGGCGAGATCGCGCTCTACATCGGGGGCGAGAAGGTCGCGGTGGACATTGCGGCATCTGACCTCATCGCCGACGTGGCGACCGCCATCGCGGAAGCTGTCAACGCGATGGAAGATTTGCCCGTCACCGCGACGGCTACGACTGGGGTCGTCACGCTGACTTGCCTATGGAAAGGCACTACCGGCAACGATATCAACGTCATGCTCAATTACTTTGGCGGCATTGGCGGAGAGATGACGCCGCCTGGGCTTGGGCTGACGCTGCCGCCGACGGGCATGCTCACGGGCGGTGTCGGCACTCCGGTGTTTACGACTGCGATCTCGAATCTGGGCGAGCAAATTTTCGAGTACGTTGCGCTTCCCTATACGGACTCCACGACCCTGATGGCGTGGGAGGACGAATATGGTTTCGAAGACACTGGTCGCTGGGGATATCGCCGCGAACTCTACGGGCATCTCTTTTCGGCCAGGCGTGACACCATGCCGAATCTCGTTACCTGGGGGAATACGCAAAACAACGGCGTCCTCTCGGTGATGGCCGTCGAGTTGGCGAGCCCGTCCCCGGTCTACGAATGGACCGCGGCCTATATGGCCAAGGCACAACGGGCGTTGCTCAACGATCCGGCGCGCCCGCTGCAGACGCTCAGCCTAAATCAGATCAAGCTCGCGCCGCTCCATACGCGGTTCGACTCGGTCGACCTGCA